ACAATAATAGGTTCAACTGGTATAGTAATAGGATCAGCTCCTACAATAGGAGCACTTTTTGTGCTAATTGTGGAAGACCATACTAGTTCTGCAACCCCTTCATATTCTGAACCAAGGTTGTCAGCTTTCAATGTAAATTCATTGAATGTTCCACCTCCACCTTCACCAGTATTTACTACACTAGCAGTGTAACCTATACCAGCAGAATTTATTACATCTACTAAACCAGGTAATCCAGCATAATAATCATCAGTAGGATCTCCAGTTCCTAGTTCAAAACTAGCTACAGATACTCCATCTATTTCAAGATCAACAGTAGTTCCTCCAGCTAAGGCAAATTCATCTTCAAAACTAATGTAAGCTTGTGCTTTCCTACCTGGAAAAGAATCATTAAGGTCTGTTGTATTAGGAATAATATGAGAAGTTCTATAATCTGTAATTTTATAAAATCTCCCTGGTTTTAATGTTTCACTATTAACAGCACTACGAAGCGATTGATAATTAGTATCTATAATACTATCTTTATCTAATTCATTAACCTTTGTTTTTAGTAGAGACAAAGGATTATTTTTATTATTTTTATAATTTGTATATTTCATTTTTATCTTTATTAACCTAATTGTATCCAATTTGTTCCGTTATATCCCCACCAACCTTTGCCTGTAATATCTCCACTACCTGCGTCTGTTGCATATACCATTAGAGACTCTTTAGGGGAAGGTATAGCTTCTACTTGCGCTCCTGTCATTACAGGTGGAGCAAAACCTTTACTTGTGCTTTGTAATTCAAGAATAGCACTAGAATCTATACTAGAAGTTCCTATGCCTAAGTTCCCACCACCTGTTAGGCGCATTAATTCAACTGAACCATCATGGACATTCCAAGTGTAATCAACTGTATTATCTCCTATCCAAAAACGTGTAGAATAACCTCTTGAATATCTCGGTCCAACATCCAATCTGTTTGAACTATCAAAATTTAGTAGCCCAACACTTGCTCCAACATCTGTTGAGCTAGATGTTATCGGCTTGTTGTTTTGGATTCCAAAATCAACTATTGCTCTTATTGACGGAGTAGATGCGTGTGCTCTTATTTCAAATAGTTGGAAGGCAGTACCTAAACCGTTTACTAAACCTATAACACCATAACCTGTTGAGTATTGATTACCTTGACCTATTCCCAAAAATATAGTCTCAGCTTGATTGGCATTACCTACAGAAGCAGGGCGAACTACTTGAAGTTGTCTTTCTATGTTACTTGCGTAACTTGCTTCTCCACCAAAATAACCATGCCCTCTATAATCCGCATAGTTTATTATGTCACCCGTATAATTATAAACTTCAACTGCGTTTTCTGTTTGTCCGTTGCTTAAATCAAGTCTGTGTCCTACTAAGTCGCTTGATAAAGTGGTATGGAATCGTGCTTGGGGGTTGCTTTCAAATAACCCCATCATACCACTTGTTGTGTCTGCGTAACTAGCTTGCAAATGCAGCATTGTTTCTTCTGCTGCTGTACCTCGTAGTTTAGTTACTGCGTACGTCATAGTGTTCCCGTACGTTGCAGACATATCTATATCTCTTCCACCACCAATATTTCCTCCCAAAATAATCTTTGAAAGTCCTGCACCCCCTGTTTTATCCCAAACATAAAGGTTTGGCGAAAAGTCTGTAAAGTAAGCATCACCATGACTTTCTAGTTTGTAGTTGGGGCTTGTTGTTCCTATGCCTACGTTGCCTGAATTTGTTATTCTCGCAACTTCAACAAGACTATTTAGAGATGTGCCTGATACGCCTGATAAAGATGACTTGAATATAATATCCCCCCCATTAGCATTTCCGCTACTTCGTCCACCTGATAACACTAAACTAGATCCTCTACCATTTGTAGTTCCAACAGCGTCTGTTGCATAAATACTAACAGCAGGTGACCCACCCCCTTCCCAATATTTGAACCTAATTTGGCTCTTATTTAAGATTTGTGATTGAACGCCTCCAGTAATAATTCTTATGCCGTTAGCTGAATCATAACCAAGTCCATTTAACCCTACTTCACTGTCACCAATCTGAATTGCTGGAGTGGTTGTAGTCCCATCGTAACTTGTCCGAATTATATCAGCGTTTACGAATTTTCCACTTGATGTAATGTAGAGCAAATCACCTCCCGTATTCCCGTAGGAATTGATTTGGAATGCGTCTTCGGTCTGTCCGTTGGCAAGGTTTATTCTCTGCCCTATAATAGAAGATAATTGAACATTTACATCTAATTGACCAGTAGAATTTGTGCCATCACCTATTGTCCACTTCCCACTTGAGAGTTGAATTTGTCCAACGTTATTTACATAAGCACCAGATGTATTTGTATGTCTAAAATAGACTTGATTGTTATAAAGCGAATAAGCAAATCCTCTATATGTTGTATCTAAAATTAGTATCTCAGGCAAAGTTCCTTTAAACGTTACAACACGTTCACGACCTCCACCACTACCAGATACACCATTTGAATTGACAATCAATTCGTTGTTATAAGTAAGATTAGAACTTGTCGCAAACGTACTCCCATCATTAAACATGATGCCAGTATCTACTCCCCCACTATAATTACCTCCTTCTTCTACTATTAGGGGAGCCCCAACAGCAGTTTCTAATGTCTCTACATCAAGTAGAGTTTCTTCCATAGCTTTCTCCAAGACCGTAATCCTTTTATTGGGATTAGGACCTCCAGACATTCTTCTGAACCTATCTAATTTTTCTGCCATTTAATTTCTTTTAGAATGAAATAGATAAAGGGGAAGGGCTTACGCCAATCCCCCTACCTATTACGAAAACAATTGAAGATAAAAATCTTAATCTATTACACTCCAAGAAGTGTATCTACTTCACCTTCTAGAGTTGAATCTGCTACTGAGCTAAGTGCACAGCTTACAGTTCCAGTAGGTACAGCAAAGATTGTCTGCCAAGTGCTTCTAAAGAAGTGTCCTGATGGAGCACCTTCATGCAAGTCTTGGTGTTCAACTACATATACTGCGTAGTTTTTAGATACATCTGTCAATAGAGTTCTAGTTGGGTCAGGTTTAATAAGACTAGTATATCTATATACGTTGTCTTGTCCGTAACCTGAAGCTTCTTCTTCCATATCTTTAACTCCAACGCCTTCACCTGCTTCATAAACAAGATCTTGAACGTCAGTTACTGTCAAGTTGCAATCAAATGCACAGTCACCGTAGATATCGAAAGTTACACCATTAGGCTCTCTCAAGTTAACTGGCAAGTGGCAGAAGTCTGCAATTGCGTCAAAGTTAGCTTCAAAGAAGATAGATGGGCAACCATCAGTTACTGCAGTAGCGGTAGTGCTAAATGCTGCAACAGTTGTTGAAACAGACGCATCGAAGAAGTCAATACTTGCAACATAGTTAGAAGTGATAGCAAGTGAGTAATCACCAGCACCATTTCTAGTTACAGTAGCAGTTCCTCCTAAGTTGTTGCCATCTAAAACAGCTTGAATAGCAGTTTCTAAAGAAGTTGCAGCAGCAGCATCGTCAGCAGACAAATCAGGGATAAGAGCTGAGAATGTTGAAGCACCAGCTGTAACAGTCATAAAGTCTGCTGTTGGAGCATCAAATACTGAAATATCCTCATTAGAGAATGCCAATGTGTTGTTAGCTTGTACAGTTGCTGTAACAAATCCGTCAGTATCTGCGTTGATTTCAGAAGCTACAGAAGTTGCTAATGCTGAGCAGTCTCCTCCACCACAAGTGTCACAACCATCTTCACAGCAATCAGTTGTTACACTGAAAGTTTTGTAAAGTGCGTTGAACCCTAGGTCTTGTGAAAGAGCTACGGAGTTAAAGTTGAATTTAAGACAGTACTCTGTTTCGCAGTCAGTACTAGTCCAAGTAATTCTTTTGATCTCAGGCTTAGGACATACGTAAGCCTGCTTTGAAATTTTTGTGATACGAGATGTCTCAATTGGAAGTGATTTAACAACTTGGTCAACAGTTCCATTCCCATTAGAATCATAACCCATCGCAAAGAAAACAGTACCTGACTGTGCAGTCAAAGCAGTTGATGGATCAAGGGAAGTTAGGGTAGCTGAGTCAAAAAGACCAAGCTCTCTATCAGATAAATTGATAGCCCCAGTAGTTGTGTTGTACAAGGTGGTTCCTGCAGCCAAAATGCTAGCAGTTTCGTCCAAACCTGAGAATACTCTGTGTACTCGTGTATTCATAATTTATTGTTATTTATTAATTTGTGTTTTAAAATTTGATAATTGAAATCTTGAATCTCCCAAATCTATCATACAGATACGTACAGCTTCGTCCACTAATTCTCTAGGGAAGAATGATGATTGTATCTCGCAGTTTTGTTGAACTGCTGCAGTACCATCTGGGTGATTATATCCTACAATGTTTCCTAAGGAGTCCTTAACAGCATTTGGATTAGCTATTCTAGCAGGTCTCTTGAGATAATCTACTTTTAGATTGTCTAGTGTAAATGTCCCGTCTGAGTATACATACACATAGTTTTCTGAGAAAACAATTGGAACCTCTTTCCACTCATAAGAAGGTGAGTAAAACTTGCTACCCAAAGCCTCTGATAAATCATCTGTTTGTGTTACTCTAGTTGTTAACTCTCGTACTCCACAAGGAGATTTAGTACCATCTACAGTTGACCTCATGTGATATAGGTATTTAAACTGGTTAGGAGTAAATCCTCCTGCTATAGTACCCAAATCTGTTAAGTCAAATATGTAGACATTACCATCTATAGTTGGATTAGTCAAAGGTTGAGCAGGGTCTTGCTCATGCTTAACTAATAGCATTCTTAAGTCATCTATTAGTTTCTGAGAAGTTTCAAATTGAATAAGCTTTTGCTTTATTAAAACTTCTTGCGCTTCATTTAAGTAGAGGTCTATTTCTTGAGGACGTAGATTTCGATATTTTTCTGAATCTATTTTATTGAGCTTCCTTTTGAAGTCAATGTGCATTTCCTCGACATTCATTAATTACCTCTTTTAGCGTGTTCTAATCTTTCTTTATAATTGAAGTAGATATCTTGTTTATCTGGTGCTAACAAGTAGTTTGTTAATACTTCGATATTACCTTTGTCTTCATCTGAATCAAAGTAGCTTCCACCTCTTAGTCTGAGAATGTTATATTGAACTAAGTCAAATATAAACGCTCTCATATTAATTTTTTCTTTTGAATATTTAGCTTTTAATAAGAATTCATCTACATTGTTTTCAAGTTCTGCTCCAAGTTCTGCGAATACATCATTCTCTGACATATCTGCACCACCTTTACCATATAGTTTAAGGAACTGTCTCTTTTCTTGTATAGAGAATCCTGTGAAAATTGCGTAAGCTTCTGCTTTCTTTTCTGCAGTAGTTGCCTTTTTAGCTTGTTCTTGAATTACATCTACAATGTAGAAATCACTATCAGGCGTAATTTCAGCCTCTGAGTTAGCTACTTTAGGATGGTTTTTAAGAATCATGATAGCTAGTCTATCTTTAGGAAGATTCTTATTAAATGTATTAGGTCCATCCTCTAATTTAATATTCACTTCGTTATGCCAATAATCATTGGACAATACAGGTTTTAGTGCTCCTTCTACTAACCCCAAACTTTCTTCTAATTCTTTTTGAAGTTCTGGATCACCTTCTAGTCCAGTTTGGAACCCACCTTTTCCTAAGTATGGTTGCAAAGTTGTGTTTGCTCCCATAATCTTATTTTTGTTGTACTTATCTGCATTTACCCACGGCTTCTTTCTTACCACGGGCATAACTAAAATTTCGTTATTATCTTTCATTTGTCTTCAATTAAATGTTTCTAAAAAGAGTGTAAGGGGAGTTAGACTCCCCTCAACTCTAAAATTTATTAAGCTGATACAGACAATCTCATTTGTCCACATCTAGATACGTCTACAATCTGTACACCGCACTCTTCATACTCAACCATAGTATAAGCATCTTCAGAGTTACTCATCATCTCGCCAGTATTTACACCGTAAGGAGTAGTAAGACCTGATACATAACCTGATTTTTTGTGACCTTCAAGAAGGTATAGGTTACCAGCACCAGACTTGTCTGACAAGTCAAAGAAGGTGAACTTCTGTGATTCAGCAGGTTTACCTGTCACTGGGTCAAGCAACCACTGCTTAGAAGTATCATCATAACAAGGGTTGTAAGCAATATCAAAGATGATACCGTTAGGCCCTCTATATCTCACGAATTGGCGTCCAAATTCTTTAGCGTTAGCATTGAACTCTGATCCAGCAGCATCATTGATGATACTAGTATCCATTGTAAGGAATTTGTTCGCATCATTATCCAAGGCAGCGTGAAGTGCCAAAGCACCGTACTCACCAGTATAAGCCATTACGTGACGAGAGTTAAATCCTACACGGTTGTAGAAGATATCCATCAAGTATTCTTGGATAAGTTTTGAAGTTAGTTTGTTGTAGTAGTGCAAGTGACCTGACTCCATCAACTGCTCAATACCAGCACCAGTTCTCACTGGACGTCCAGTAGTGTCCATAGTTGTATTAGACTCACGTCCGTACCACATCAACATTTCTTTTTCTCTTGCGAATTGTGCTTTAAATTCTGCATCTGCGTAGTTAATCCACTTTGAGTCATGTACTTTCCCAGTCTCATCCATCAAAGCAATTTCAAGAACACCTTTCAAGTGAGCATCACCTGTAATCTTGTATTCTTTCTTAATTACTGAAGTTTGAGTTCTAAGAGAGAAAGGCATAGCAAAGTGTACAGAACCTGCACTGTCAGAACCTTCTCCATAAGTAGAGTAAAGCTTCGCAAATCTTGAACCTACAGTTAAGTAGTCATTTGGTAGGTAAAGAGACTGATCGTCTTCAAGGAATACTACACCATAAGTGTAACCTTTACCATCTTTGTAAGGAGCTACTTGAACTCTCAATAGGTACTTCTTGTTAGCTGGAGCAATTACGTCTCCTACTTTCCACCAGTTAGTGTCAAGAGTAATCTCAAAAAGAGATTTACCAATACCTTTTCTTACGTCTGCAGGAGTCTTGTCCTTAACCACTACTAGTGGACGGTCAGATGCTCCCATAAGTTCCCACTCAACGACATCTTGAGTCATTTTCTTGATATTTTTAGGATTAGCCGCACCATATGCTTGCATAGGATTGTACTGATTGTTCCTAGAAATAAATTGTCGTTCAAGCTTTCGGGACAGTTTTTCTCTCGTAACAAGACCAGCTTTAGCCAAGTGATTCATTTCTGTATCATTAGCATGCCAAGGTCTAGTACGGAACTTAGTTGTTAAATTTGCTTGCATTTTTTATTCTTTGTTTAAAATTTAAAAAGTTTTACAGCTCCTTCCAATCATCGAAGGAAACTGTTTTAGAGCTAGTTCTAGGCTTATTCCCTTTACCGCCCGAACTTGAAAGTTTTGAAGCACCACTTTTACTTTTGTGGTTCTTCGCCAATTCCTCAAAACGCTTATTGCGTTTGGTAATTGTATTTTTTTCTATTGGTGCTGAACCATATTTCATGATTAGAGCATCAAAAACAATATCTTCTAGTTTTGATGATTGATCCTGACTTCTCTTGATTTTGTCTGCCATGTAACCAGACACTTTCACAACACTACCATCTGCTTGTTTATAGTTTACATTTTTATCAAAAATATAAGACATAATCTCATCTTTTTGTTTTTTAGATTTCAGAGGGAAGTTTCTAATATCCTCAGAATTCTTAATGTAATCTTGTACATCTGTAGTAAACTGTTCTTGCTGGCGTAGTCTTTCTTCTTGTTCAACAGCTTGTGCTTTTAAAAGAGCTTCTTTTTCTCTCTCTTTCTTTTCACTAAAATAAGACTGCGCTTCTTCAGCATCCTTTTGAAGTTCTTCCATATCCTCTGAACTTTCAATAAGAGTTTTAATCTTAGAGTCTGAGAATCCTTTTTCTTTATAAAAGGCTGAAATTACTTCTTTCTTAGCGTCGTCACTTTCTAGGTTAGTATTAGAGTAATCTGGTATTGAGTTTACTTGGATGTAATCTTGTGGATTACCACCTCTCTCAATAAAATCAATATACCTAAGAGACTCTTCTCCTAATCCTTGTTTCCAACTTTCAATACCATTGTTGATACTTTCCTCTACTTTGTTATATATGTCTTCTTCGCTTTCTAGCTTATCATCTTCTCCTAGGGAAATTATTCCCCGTTCATTAAGAGTTTCACCAATATAACTAAACAGATTATCATTATCACTATCACTTTCTTCTACTTCTGGTTCTTCAGAAGTATCTTCGATAGAAGTTTCATCAAAGCTGGATTCAAAAGAAACTGGATCAGTTCCTTCTTCTTCTGTACCTTCTTCTCCCTCTGCTGATTCTTTTACTGATTCCTCTGCTGATTCTGATGTAGGTGGTGCAAATCCCATTGCACCTGTGTCATCTAACAATTCCCATCCAGAATTCTCTGTACCTAGTACGTCTTCAAAACTAATGTTATCTCCACTATTTTCCATAATTATAATTTTTATTTTTTACTTTTGCAAATTTTTTTGTTGAGTTTTTTCTAAATCTATAGCTATTTGTTATTTTTGAGGCTTTTGTTTCTGCATAGCTAGTTTCTCTCGTGAATTTATTTCTTTGTCTTTCATTCTTAACTTCTCACGTTCTAATTCCATCTTAGCTTTAGTTTCTTCCGCCTTCATTTCTAATTCTTTTGTCTTCATCTGAGTATTAGCCTCAAACTTAGCAATTTCTAGTTGATCTGGTATATTGTTATTATTTGAGTCTTGTTCATTTTGAAACTTAAATGAATTAATCTTA